AAGAATTTATTACAAAGTTATTAACATTCTCAAAAAAGTTTTGTGCCCATGTACACCTGGTGGCGCATTCGAGAAAATCCGGCGCCGATAGTGATACACCTGACAAAATGGACGTTAAAGGTTCGGGCGATATCACAGACTTGGCTCATAATGTTTTGATTATGTGGCGGCCACCGGAAGATGATATTTATTTGAAAAAAAATAATCCTGATGCAATATTGCATGTTAAAAAAAACAGAGAACTTGGCTTACAGGGAAGTATCGGTTTATTTTTTAACCCTGAAATAAAATTATTCTATGATTCGAAAGGTGGTGATTAAGTGATGATGAAAAGATTTTATAGGCGCTTTGCAGGGTTAATAACTTTTTTGCCATATTCTAACATGTTATCAAGATTAGTTGATAAATTAATCGTACTTTCAGAAAAGGATATATAACAATGGAAGATGAGGTTTTTAAACTAAGGCAAATGGTCAGGGATAGAGACGCAGCTATCAGGCAAATGCAAAAACTCATTGAGTTTATATACTCACAAACACAAAGCAAGCCACCTAATAAAGACGAGGCCAGCACTTTAGATAGTCGCCAATGTCATGGCTTGCGTTTTTAATTTAAATTGATTGTCGTTAATGTTAGACAGCTTAAAACTTAAACAAAAGAAAGGAACAAAAAAATGGTTAATAAATGGATAGGAATTGGAAATATTGGACGTGATCCTGAAATTAGTTACACTGCCTCCGGCCTTGCAGTAGCACGTTTTAGCATTGCAACATCGGAATCATGGAAAGATAAAGGCACAGGTGAAAAAAAAGAAAAAACAGAGTGGCACAGAGTTGTTGCCTTTGGAAAATTAGCTGAAATATGCGGTAAATATCTTGCCAAAGGGAAGCAGGTGTATGTAGAAGGCCGTCTGCAAACAAGTTCTTATGAAAAAGACGGTGTGACACGTTATAATACTGATATTATCGCTAATGAAATGAAGATGTTAGGCGGAAAGGCTGAAGTAACACAACAACAAAAAACAAAGCCTGACATTAAGGATACTTTTCCTGTTAACGACAGTGATGATGATGTGCCATTTTAGAAAAAAGGAGGTTAAAAAATGGATAAAACTTTCAGTGGTTTGCAAATATCAAGCTTAGTCGATATACAACCTGTCTCAGCTACAACGCCAGCGCTTGAATCACCATGCATTCAGGGTAATTGCGCAAGGAAAGACAAAAGCAAAAATAGTGATGTCTGCCGTTATTGCAAAGCAAGAGAAGACTTTTCTCTCGCATCTGAAAATGATAAAGAAGCCCTTGAAAGATACTTAAAGTTTGACTATAAAAACTTAGGCCAAGGTGTTGAAAAAACTACAAAAAATAACTTTAATTGCCGTCTGCAATCCCCGGCTGATTATTACAACGAAAAATATTTGAGGGATGCAGTTTTTAAAATCAAGCGCAAGTTTGGGAAGAATTTTGAGTTTGAAAGTTTAAGGGAGGTTATTATTTTTTTGTTTCAAAAATACAAAATGAAAACAAGAGTTGCAAGATTCTTGGGAGTCAGCCAAGGCAGTGTTGGGCATTTATGGGAGGCTTTTGGCTTGAGTAAAAATAAAGATTTTTGAGTAAAAATATGTGATCCTGGTATTTTAAATATATAAAAGGCGAACCTTTAAAAAGTTCCCTAAAGATTCGCCTTTGTTGTTGTGGGTCTGTTTTTTTTATGTTATGTGTGTCGCAATTACGTTTCATTTAAACATAGTTCCTATTTTTAAGTTGCCGTCATTTCCCATCATTAACCTCCTTTTTATGCCTCTTTTTTAGCGATCTCAAAAGCATCGTTTAATGTTTTGTGTTTTGCCAAGAGGTCGCCCGTTCGTTTGTCAAATGTTGCCCATTTCATTCCGTTAAGCGGTTTACATGTTTTTATTATTTCAAGAACTTTTGTTTTCCCTGAAACAACATAAAAGCCCTTCTTTATTTTATTAATTTCCATCAGGTTCAAAGATTTTATGTGCGAGCTCATGAACTTCAAGCTCGCTGCACTCCCTGCAAGCGCAAATCGTGTACCTGGCATAACCTTTATGCCAGTGCACCTTTTTTGTTGCTCTGTTCACCCCGCAAACCATGCATGGGAATGAAGCTGGTTCGGAAAACTTCCAAACCAGAGGTTCTACTTTCATGATTGCCATGTCTTCCATTTTTACCTCCTTATTATGGCCGACCTCTCAGCCGGCCTGTTAGTTTTTAGTGACCTGTTTTAAATAGGTCAATTATAGATTTAATAGCGTTGTAAGCGCCATAACCTGCCATCCAAACTACAAGGCAGGTTACAGTTATTGCCATGCAGCCACCTAATACATGTGCCATTAAATCTATCATTTTTTTGACTCCTTATTATGGCCGACCTCTCAGCCGGACTGTTGTTGTTGTTTGACATTATATAATGCAAACTAAATACCACGCCACTAAATAATAGCTATTTTTATTAAAATATATTGTAAATGACTGAATATACACATAAAATTATAGTTACAATTATAGATTAACGCAACAACAAAACAATGCCAAAGTGTATGTTTTTATATACTTATTTTGATGCTATGTATACATTTGTATAACACCAGCCGGAAACGCCCAACCAGTAAGGCTTTCCGAGTGTGCACAAAAAGATACACGTTTATACAAAAAGATAACATATGTAAAGGTGGAAACGAGGCAGGGTAACAGCGTGTCAAGCCCTGATGTTATCTGTTAGCAACTCATTGTTTTTGTAAACTATGTGCGCAGCGATGTGTCGCAGATGACAACAGCAAGGTTAAAGCCGATAATGGTTTGAAATACAGCCGATTGCAGCCGATTAGACCCGATTAGACCCGATTACAGCTGATTACAGACAGTATGGTGCTGTAGAGCTCCAATTACATCCCATTTACTCCCGAATGCTAAGCTATGCCATACCTTATTATATAGCTACCGAATGATCATGAAATTGAAAAGTGAAGGGGGGGGTACCATGAAATTGGAAAGTGGGTGGCTATATAAAAGGCCGCCACAAAAATAAAAAATAAAAATATTATTTGCATAAGTTGTTTTTTTATGCTACGGCTTCATTTAGATAAGCAAGAAGTTCTGAAGTGAAGTTGCACGGAGCCTGAAACGCCCGGACTCCTATCGCCCACTGAAATGGTGGGGTAAAGGATAAACAGACACCTTATATAGTCAGGTTGGGGGGGGCAAACCCTGTGAGACTAAAATAAAGCGCCCCATAAGAGATTCCAGAACTAAAGAAAACATCAGGGTATGAAGCCGGTAGGTCTGATAAATCGTGCATATAGTTTCAGGATGGAACAATTTAAAATGCAGTTCGCTTTTACGGGCTTTTTTATGTTTATTCTACAAATGTTATAAATTATTGATATTACTTAGAAATTTATGGAGTTAAAAGTGAAATCCAGTGTGAACAGAGTCATGAAATCTGAAACGAGACATAGGAGGGAGATTGATCGGCAGAAGTTAATTGACTATTTATCTGACCCAAACAATAAGCCCCTTAACAGGTCTCTTTTAGCCAAGAAGGTTTTAGGTGTTAAGAGTGCCCAGAGTTTATATGCAAGGTTTGACTCTGCCGAGATGAAAGAAATAGAGATAGAGGCACTTGAGGTAAAGCGTAAGAGGTATGCGAGTCATTTATCGAAGGTTGATGATACTTTATTAAAGAAGGCTATTGCTGGTGATGTTAATGCTATAAGGCTGGCATACCAGAGGTTTGAAGGTTGGGCGCCGCCGAAAGAGTTAAAAGTCAAGTCTGATATGCAGGTTATTATTAGCAAAGAGGACGCTGGTTGTTTATGAGTTTTGTATTAACGTCTAAACAAAAAGAGGCATTAGAAGTAATAAACAGTGCTTCTACGCATGTTTTATTATATGGTGGCAGTCGTTCAGGAAAGACTTTTCTTTTAGTAAGGGCTATTGTTATAAGGGCTATGGCAGCGGCTGAAAGCAGCCATGTTATATTAAGATATAGATTTAACCAGGCCAAAACCAAGATAGGTCTTGGTACATTCCCAAAGGTTATGTCTTTATGTTTTCCTGATATAAGTTATGGCATTGACAAGACTGACTGGTATTTTACCCTTCCTAATTTATCTGTTATCTGGCTTGGTGGGCTTGACGAGAAGGAGCGAACAGAGAAGATACTTGGTGAAGAGCATGCTACTATATATCTTAATGAGTGTTCTCAGATCCCATATTCTTCCCGCAACCTTGCATTAACAAGGCTTGCACAAAAAACCAGCTATACATATAACGGGCAGGCAAATGATTTGCGTTTGAAGATGTATTATGATGAGAACCCACCAACAAGAGGGCATTGGTCTTATAAGTTGTTTTTTGAACATACAGAGCCGAACAGCAAAAACCTTCTTGATAAGTCTCTGTTTGCTAAAATGCAAATGAACCCAGCCGATAACCTTGTGAATCTTGCAGATAACTATATAGAGACTCTAAATCAACTCCCTGAAAGGCAAAAAAAAAGGTTTCTTCATGGCGAGTTTTCTGAAATTTCTGATGATTATCTTTGGACATTAGAAGGCATAGAAACATGGAGAGCTTTAAAAAATGTCCCGGATATGCAGAGGATTGTTGTTGCTGTTGATCCATCAGGGGCTGATAATGATTCTGATGAAGAAAAAAGCGATGCCATAGGAATTGTTGTCGCTGGTCTTGGGACAGACGGTAACGGCTATTTATTGGAAGATTTAACTCTTAAAGCAAGCCCCAAAGTTTGGGGTGAAGTAGCTACACAGGCATATGACAGACACAAAGCTGATGCTATTGTCGCTGAGGGTAATTATGGTGGGGCTATGGTTGAACACGTTATCCAGACAGCAAGGCCAAGAACACCATATAAAAAAGTAACGGCTACAAGAGGAAAGGTTGTAAGGGCTGAGCCTATAGCTGCCCTTGCTGAAAAAGGCAGCATACGTCATGCTGGTTATTTTAACGATCTTGAGGATGAATTATGTGATTTTACACCTCGTGGGTATTTAGGTGAAAGGTCGCCTAACAGGGCTGATGCTTATGTTTGGGCTTTTACTGAATTATTTGACAGGATTGTTGCAAAACCAAATAAAAACAAGAGTGCTTCCCGCAAACAATATTCAAATTGTGCTACAAGCTGGATGGGTTTATGAAAAAAGAAAAAGACATTATTGCTTTAGCTAAAAAACGGTTTGAAAAATCCGCTGATGCAGAATCTAAAAATCGCAAGCGATTTGTTGAGAGTTTAAAGTTTGTTGATCTTGGCAAACAATGGGGTGATGATTTACTTGCAGAGCGTGAAAAGGATGGCAGGCCATGCATGGTAATTAATAAGGCTCAAGCTGCTGTACGGCAAATAACCAATGATGCAAGACAGACAAGGCCATCTATATTGGCAAGACCTGTTGATAGCAAGAGTGACCCAAAGCTTACAGAGGTTTTGAATGGTTTAATTAGAGACATAGAAAACAATTCTGAAGCCCAAACAGCGTATAACAATGGTATAGAGTTTGCTGTTAAGGGCGGATGGGGATATTGGCGTGTCCTGATTGAATACTCACAACATGATATATGGGAAAAAGAAATAAAAATAAAACGAATAGTTAATCCATGTTCTGTTTATGATGATCCGAGCGCAAGAGAAGCTAATAGAAGTGACAGAAGATTTTTGTT